TAGATTTTCGACGAGTTGCGGATCTATTTCTTGCAGATTCTGTGCTATATAACCTATTGACCTTTTAAATCCCGACTTTTTAAAGACGAAGGATTCATGTTTGAATCTCCTTATCGCATCAATTCCGCATACATCAGTGTCCAAAATATTTGCTTTAAGTTTAGCATCAGACACCCACGATGTTTTACAATAATAATCTGATCCTGTGACATCTTCGTATTGCAAATAATCTGTACTGGAATCAGGGTGTCCGTGATATATCTGCCTAATGTTTCGGAATCCACCGCCAGTAACATTAGAAACTACCACATAACCTTTTCCGTTTCTAGGTTGCACCGGAAAGTTTGATGATCCTAAAAATATATGTCGCTCCGTCCAACCGGATGGGTTAAGTCCGAAATTAAGTGTATACCATGATGCACCACCATCGCCGTTTATATCCGTTTGTCCCAATGATAAAAACTTTGCGCCAGTATCAGCCGACAGTAATATACCTCTACTAGTACTACTGCTGTAAGCTGATGCGATTCCACCACAATGATTGTTATTGATAAACAAATCCATGCGGCCATTCCCTATAACTACTTTTGTGTTTTCTGTTCCTAGACTCGTAAATGATCCGGTTAACAGTGCATCATCAGCTTTCAACTTACCTGCATGTGTTACATAAAAAGGAGCACCTGTCATAGATTCAGCAGTGCTACCTGCATAAAAGGCATACATCCCGGCACTTTGCATTACGGTATATTTACCATCATTTATACCTATCAGTCTTGTTGACTTGATATCAAACCCGCCAATCTTACCTGAGGTGGCGGTAATCGTCCCTGTCATCGTTAGATTTCCGTTCGTATCGCCATATAGCACCCTACTCCCTGCATTGTTATAAATGGACAACGCGCCATTATTGACACGTAATCCTCCAGAGTTGATCACGACGCTCATATTGCCTGTTACTTCTGATTGTGCCGGCGCCCAGTAGGATGAGTCAATAGCAGAATTTGCTTCACAGAGAAAAGGTCTATTAAAAGCTATGCGCCCTTTGAAATCTCTACCATATAGATATGCTCTTACATACTCTACTTCTTTATCTTCAACTTCAACAAACTTACCTACCCGCACCCATTTATGTGAAGTATCTCTAACAGATCCTGAGCTGCTGGTGCCATCGGTATAATATATATTGATGATATAAGTTGCAAGCGGATTTGTAGACCCTGCCACATAATCGGAATTTGTCAAAAACTCCGCAGATATGTAAAATCCTTTTACCTTACGTCCGATGTCTATACGTTGATTCCAACTACTGCTCGAAGTTCCGCCAAACGCAGTAGATTCTAACCAAAGAGCACGCCCTGTGCTGCTCCCCCATGTCAATGCTCTGCCACCTGTACATGTCGATGCTAATGATTTGTTCCAACAAGCTGTATCGTTTGTAAAATCAGAATTCTCTATGAGATTTATTCGATTATATGATTCCATGATACTCACTGATAAACTGTCTACCTTTTGCGTGATCGTTGAGCTTATGCTATTTACAATATCCTTGGTAGCATATGTATCGCTTACCGTAGTTTTAAATCCGCTAACATCAGCAACCAAGGAGCTGAGTTTAGTTGATGTACTAGATACAGTGGATTCAACTGATGAAATTCTACCGGTCAATCCATTTACGCTTTGTTCGAGTGTCGTTTGCTTCGATGCCACTCCTTCCAATGTGGAGGTATGCTCGCCTACTGTGCTATTGATACCATTTACGGTCTGCATAAGACTGCTGTAATTGGTTTGTAATGTTGATACATCACCTTTAGCTTGTGATACATCGGTAATCAACGATGAGATTTTGCCTTGCTCCATAGACAACGCTGTGCTCAGAGTGCTTATGTCACCGGTGATAGTGTTGTACACCACGGATAGAGACTGGTTAGCACCGTCTACTAAGATATGACTGGACTTTATGACCTCTTTACCATCGTTAATCTCTTTGACCAGCGAGGTGATGTTGATTTTATCACCCGATATGTTTGCATCATTGGCCACCATGCTATCGACAATAATCGGCCGCTGTATACCGGACGATGTTATGCCGGTCGCATCAAACATCAATTTACCTGCCTCGTCCCAGACATACATATTGTAATCGCCGGATGCATCCTTGCCTATTTGTACGCGAGTGCGGATTGCATCTTTGACTTGCAAAGTCTCACCAAAGATATCTAACCTACCCGACTGCGACTTAAAGTGTATGCTGCTCGCATCAATCGTGCCAGCTGTGACCTTATCAGCTGATAGGCTATCAATCATGGCCGATTTTATCAGCGCGTTAGATATTGTGGTGTTATCAGCATTTAAGACTATGGTTTGCGTACTGCCAACTGTCACACTGCCTGCGAGCAGAGTGTTGACACGCTCTAGGTCAACGTCCAGTACATGTACCTCAGCTTTAGTGGCGTACAGCTCCTGTACGTACTCTTTAGATACATAGGATGTTTCTATGGTCGCAACCTTAGCGGTAAGCTCAGTCACGTCCAGATTTTCAATTTCAGCATCCAGGGCTGCGAGCTTTTTGTTGACCTCTAGGTAATTGGTGTTTATGGTCTCAAACTCTCCCTCAAAGGCTGTTATCTTATCTGTGATGACCTGTTTTGTGCTTACGAGGTCAGAGTAAGTTCTATCTACTTTTGTCTGCAAGGGCCCTTTGTAACCTGTATCCTGCTCCTGCTCAGTTTTACCTTTGGACTCTATGGTGCCATAAAATCCACCATCACAATTAAACTCATAGTCCATCAGCGGGATAGCATATGCATTACCAGCATTATCCATCACCCGAACGAGGTCGCCTGCCTCAACATCAGGCTGAGCCATACGCCAGTTTAGTTTGGCAGCTCTATACGTAAAACCCTTTATTCGGTTATACAGGACAGCGATACGCTCCTGGGTCATTCCTGGACAGCTAAAATAGATGCCCACACCAGTCCCTGCGGATACAGAGTGCTCCTCGTCAATCGTACAGTCCAACCGATTTATATAAGTATCTTCCTCATCCATTTCTAATGGATCCGCAAATCGACTCGGGGATATGGTAAGACTTGCATCGGTATACCATACCAGCCTGAGCTTGCCGTCTTTGTCCATTATAGCGTTTTTACCACAATAAGCGGCAAGCACACTTATAGCCTCAATGATGGTAAGCCCTTGCAGGCTATCAACATTATAAGTTACATCATCCGCACCGCCTGCATACTCAATGCCTATCTTTTTACATTGCTCCTGCAGAATGGACACAATTTTTTGATTGCCGGATAAGGCAGTAAAAAAACCTTTATAGCAAAGGGCAAAGTTATCATATGCGGTAAGTTTTATAAACTCACCTGAGCGCACCGGTTTATCGAGGTTATATACACCTTTTTTTATCCACTCTACCGTACCATCGTCCAGCTCCAAGCCAATGTATGGTATCGCTTGGCGGCCTTTTAGGATGGTGTTTTTTGGTACATCCGTAAGGATAAATTCAATATAAGACGACACAGTGTCCCCAAAAGTGATTTGCTCGGATGAGTTGGTTCCGCCTTTAATTTTAAAACTCTTTATGCCTGTATATTCGGTGCCCGCAATGTCAATTTTCAGCTGGAAGTGGCGGCCTGATTTAGAGACCACCGTTTTATACTTATCGGATGTGGTTATCATCGTACCACCTCCCTGTGCTATTCTTCGATTTTCAGTATAAATTCAACTGATTCTAATTCATTCGCTGTAAGCTCCACACGGTCCAATTCATCGAGGGTAAGCTGACGCACGTCGATGTCTTCCTCTAGGTCTAACAGCTCCTTATACTCATCAAAAAACTTCTTTTTCGCCTCGATGTCACCATCTGGTATAAGGTAATTTCCGTCCTTTTCAACGCCGTGCTTTTTTATGAGCTCAGAGCGCTGCTCCTCCAAAAATACAGCCTGTTTTTTAACGGATTCCAACGTCTTTTTAATATGATAAGACTGCTTTGCTGGAAGTGCAGTATTGAGCATCTTGCCAAGCGCGGGCTGCGCATCTACGATCTGTTTATTTTTAAGCTGCATCCTTGTTACCTCCTGCCAGCTCCGCAATGATTGCATCCTGTTCCGCATAAATTTCATCTTCTGCTGTTGACGCAGCTGTGCGTACTGCTTCGCGATTAGCCTTGTACAAAGTCTGATTGCTAGTGTAATCTGTAACAACCGCATTTTCTGGGTTGCCGGTATTGATCACGCCCTTTATCTGTTTTACTGGCACATTATCCACCATAATGTCTTTTGTGATTTCGATGTTTTTGTTTGATTTTGTAGTTACTGCCATAAAATCCTCCTTATTGCTGTATTATTTTTACAGTCGCTTTTTTGTACCAATAGATGCCATCACCTAGGAGCCCTATGTGCTCCTCATTGATCGTACCCCGGTATGATGTGATTGAGAGGCTTGCCCCTCCGCCACCGTTAAAAACAAAAGGGAAGAACCCTGCAATCAGATTTTTTTTGATTTTACTCATATCTGACTCTTGGAGCACTCCCCATTCTATCGTTACTGTTTTTTTCTCGGCAACAACATCACCAGCCATAGCACCGCTTGACGTACGTCCAGTGTTGCTCGACCATATGATCTCGTTGTCAATTTTTATGACGGTAGGCGCAGGCAGCGCCACGCCATTTGCTGTGAGTATTGCCATACCCGCACCTCCTTATAAGTCAAAACGGCTCTTACCGTTTTTACGAGCGTCCTTGTTATGCTCGTCTGTGACACTCTCAAACAATTCTTTCGGCGAGATATACGCTGTAGTGTCTTTATCTTGTACAGCCTGCGTAACCTCATCAAACTTCTGACGTAGGTCTTTTATTGCTTCCACGACATCAGCCATAGACACCTCGCGCTTTTCGTCATGAGCCTCTTTCCACTCATGCTGTACATTCAGGTTACGTTCGCCCGCAAATGCGATTGTAGGCTCTTGCAGCGCTGCCTGCATTGCCCCTGACATGGATTGAGATAAGCTCTTGACCTGACCAATAAACTTCGGCGTGCTCATTGCCAAAGTCTTGCCGAGCCCCTCCATCATATGAGGCATCCATTGCTCGTACTCACGCAGAGGGCCAGTGTCTGGACGGGTGAAATGCAGCCATGATGCTACGATATTTGCTGCCTTTTTGACCTCGTTAGTTACTTTGTATGCATAATCTTGTATACCGTTAGCAAACCCTGATATCATGTGACCGCCCCAAGTGTAAGAGTTGCCACCAAGACCGCTCAACCATGATGTGGCTTTATTTACACAAGACTGCACTGTCGATTTAACGTTCACAGAGCCAGACCCCTTTTTAAATTTCTCCATCATGTTTTTAGCCTTTGAATACATATCATCATACATCGTACCCGCTATCCATTTACTTGTAGCACTTAGATTACTTGTTACGGACGATTTCATGCCTTTACTGTTTGTGTCTACAGTATTTTTTGAATCCTTAAAAGTACGTGAAATATCGTTTTTGATAGATCCGCATTTATCGGATACAAAAGTTACAAGGGGGCCCCACGCATTTTTAGTATCGTTACCCATACCGCGGTTTGCGCCTATGAGTGAATCTCTCGCAGAGTTAAAATTCTGCTCTATGGCCTTCCCCGCTTTTTCTGAGTTAACACTTACGGTATCCCTCACGGAGTCGATGGAATCCGCCACTACACCATTTATGTTACCCCAAGCACTTTTTGTGTCTTTATCAGATCCATTCCAAACACTAGATATTTTATCTCCGATTTTACCAAAGATATCACTTGCGCCTTTTTTGAGATTAGACCATGTATCCCCTAAGGACTTCGTGATACCATCCCAGGCTTTGCCTGCTTTCTTTTTTATATCTGTCCATACGTTGCCTATAGCTTTGACAAGGCCAGAAAATAGTTTTGGTATCGCGGTAACAAGCCCTTTTATGGTCTTTGCAATACCGTTTTTTAAGCCCTCAATGAGATATTTACCCATATCTGCCATTACCGTAGACGGCGAATGTATCCCGAATAGACTCTTAAATCCGTTAACAAATGGGTCAACAATATGCTTTTTTATCCAAGAACCTATGTCGCCAATAGCCCTAACTATGCCTAACAATAAACCGCTTATGATGTCCCCGCCTGTCTCTTTGAATATCCCGGACCAGTATTTTACAACGCTGTTTACGGCATCCTCTATAAATCCCCACAGGAATTGACCTATTCCAGCGATTGACTGTCCTATTAGATATGCTAGATCCTCGATAATGCCTGACCAGTCTATACTAGATAAAAAGTACCATACATCCTTACCTAACTGGTACCACTTAATGTTAGCAATAAAGTTTTTTACACTCGCAGCTAGTCCCCGTACTCCTTTGGATAGTGCCGATCCAAGTTTACCCCAGTCTATCCCGTTTATAACCCCCATAACTCCGTCTGCTAGAGCCTTACCGATAGCAGGCCAATTTGCAGTAGTCACAAATCCGTATAAAGCATCTATGCAAGCCTGCACATACGACCCAAAAGTACGCCCTAGCTTATCCCAGTCAACGCTGTACACAAGACCGTTAAGTCCCTGCGCCAGAGCTTTACCTATCCGCTCCCAGTTGATACCGGTAAACAGTAAATATAAAGTGTTGGCAATAGTATTGATCCCAGTACCAAACATACGCCCGATATTTTCCCAGTTAATTGTGTCTATCAAACTGTTAAAGAGCTCACAAAATCCGTCGCAAAACTCAGTGATCGACTTACCTAAGTTATCCCAAGATATCCAGTCTGTAAACGACGCCACAGCCTTATTGACCTGTTGACCTATGAGTTTACCGATACCAGCATAATCACCCTTAGTCCATAGGTCTTTGAGCTGCTTAACCCATTTTTTGATAGGGCCGTCATCGACATCGGTTGGTGTGTAAACAGGCATATCGCTCCCGCCGCCCCCTCCACCACCGGAACCGGCTGAATCATCCTTATCGTCCAGTTTGTTAATATCATCAAATCCCATAAGCGACCTACGAGCTTTTTCCGACGCTTTGGCTGCTTTATCAGCTGATGAGCCGTAGGCGCCCATTGCATCTTTAGCTGCATAGATGCCGGATGTAGCCTGCTTTGTTGCTGACATGGACTTACCAAAAATAGCAGACATAAAGGCCGCTATATAACCGGTTACTGTAGCCAGTGCGGACATGAGCGCATTTAAGGCTGGCATGATTGCCTGAAAGATAGGTGTAAACGCTGTTGCCAGATTTGAGCGTATCTGGTTTAGGCTATTTGCAAACGCGGTATTTGTCATGAGTGTTGCACCGATATTTTGCGCCAAAGCCATAATGCCACGGCTAACCAGTGGGAAAATCAGTGAGAAGATTGTAAATGATTTAATCAATCGCCCTATACCCATATGGGCGCGTCCTAGACCGTTAGAGGCCTTTTTACCTGCTGAGCCTATGCCAAGTAATCGCCCAGCGAAGGATACAGCGCTCCTTCCTGCTGATTTTAGCCCATTGCTAAACTTATGCAATGCTGATGATGCCAAACGCTTTGTAAACTGTACAATAGCATTACCCGCCATTCTGGCGACATTAGTAACTAGGTTAAGTCCACTTAGCAGTCCTTTTAGTGATACTCCGACAAGCTTACCTTTTAACCCGCCGATGCTTTCAGCAAAGTAATCAACAGCTGCTCTTGCTTTTGCAAACACTCCGGAAGTAGAAGCCACCTTTTCCCCTATAGAAGAAAAGCCATCAGTTGCTGAAATAGGTAATGCCAATTCAGGAAAATCAGGAAATTTAATTGGTGCTTGTGACTCCTGTAATCCATCAAAGGCAGCTTTCATATTCGTTAAGTTTGATTCATTACCAGATATAGCCTTTTTTAAAGCCGCTATTTTGGATGTTAGCGTGGTGATTACACGCCCTGTATCCACTCCAGATAACTGCTCCAGTTGCGTTTTCAGGTATTTTATATCACCAACGCATTTTTTGATTTCAGCATCCACGTTTTTTAACTGGTCATTCAAAGCGATTTTACCAGATATCGTAGTCGCTTCTCTCGTAGCGTTTTTCATTTCTGCTGCTGTACCGGTGAGCTCTTTTATCCTTTGTTGATTCTGAGTAATCTCATTACGTATAGTGGAAAAACTGCTTCGGATATCATTTACGTTATCGAGCTCATCATAATACTGCTGCAGTTGTGCTTTTTGTGCGGAAACCTTTTCCGTGGTAACAGATATTTGATTGCTAATATTTGTCATTTGGGCCTGCACTGAGGCAGTATCCATTGCCATACTCACTTTAGGCATTTTAATCTTTGGTATGGATACCGGCGGCCCTCTTACGCTGGGCCCACGCGAAGCTGTTGTACTCGGCTCTGTGTCACTTTGCGCTTGTTGATAAGGCATCTGCACACCAGACATTTGTTTAACCATGCCCGCCATCTGCTCAACAAAAGCCTGCATTTCAAGTTTAGTGCGGTCAAGCGTTGCCTTTACAGATTCATTCATTTTGTCAAGGCTTGCTACAAGAGATTGCCGCAAGTTTTTAAACATATCGCCACTCATTGCATCCACCTGTTTACGTATCCTATCAGCTATTTTGCTTGACTCAGCCTGTATGTCCTTGTCAAGGTCTGACTTTATCTCCAGATCCATCTGTATAGACCCTGCGCTTGTTGCTCCCATACCATCACCTGCCCTCCTATAAAAAGAAAAAGGTTATGCTGCCATAGACTTAAACATAGCCTTCATTTGCTTCATAACCTCTTTTTTATCTGATCTTTTGATTGTCTCCTGGAATTGACGATTACGCCAGCTACTACGGATACGATGCTGCTCTGGTGTAAAATGTTGTAAGATATCGTCATCATCCTCAGCCCGTATTTTTATTATTTGACCTAGTGGCGTTTCCGGCATAATACCTGATAATAGAGTGACAAATTCACGCCATTCCATATCATCATCACCGACAGCAAATAAATCCTTGGATGGATACTGCATAGCAAATGACGCTTCGATTAAATCCCAGTCGTCAAATAGGTCATACCAATGGTCAGTTACTTTTTTTCGGTCTTATCCTCTTTTTCAAAGCCTGTATCTTCGTCTCCGATTGCAGCCATAATGACCTCAATAATATCCCGGATAACTGCAAAGGTATAATCCTGCTCAGCGATGTAAGCAGCTGCTTCTTCGCCAAGCCCCATCTTTATGATATGGTCCATCATTTCCATATCTTTTACAGGGTCTGATTCTTCCTTTCCTCTTTTCTCTGTTTTCCGGATATACGCCATCATGCACAAGACATTAGTCTTTTTCGTGTTGATCGGATATTTGTGCTCATCATCTAATACCACAGTTGGCTTTTCATTGCGACGTTTCAAACGTTCAATAATATTGTATTCTCGTGCCATACTTTACCTCCTAAGAACCAGCTGGTGTGGTTGGTGCCTCTGTAAATATCGGTTTGCCATCTACAATCATATCAAACTCCAATGGTGCCACGTCTTGCGCCTCACCACCGAGAAATGACTTAATGTCAATCACGCAGTTAAACTCCAATTTTGATCCATCGGGAAAATCCACAGATGCTTTCGTTGTACAGTCCAGACCATCCTTAAAGGTAATGGATGAAATGTAGTCGTTCCCTGGATCACCGACATTACGCTTTCCTTTTAAAGAGATTGTTAACCCTTTACCGGTCATCAATGCTCTGCTCCATCCCACCATGTCCAAGGTACTCCACTTCTGTGTATTTCCTTCGATAGCCAGCGAAAACGATTCCATATCTTTAATGGTCACCATATCTTCATCTGTACTAGCCAGTCCCTTGATACCAACTTTGAAACCCAAATCAAATACAGGGAAAGCCCCTGATTTTACTTTTGCCATAAATTACTCCTTTCGCTCGTATGTGAGCCATGTTTCAATTACATATTCATAGATGCCTTCTCCATCCGTTCCGACGGAGATTGGCTCGTCGCTCCTCATATCACATTTAACAACTCGGTAATCACCAATGACCGGATGCTGCCCGTAAAACAGAGCTTGTATACTTTGCGCTACACGCTCTGTTTCATCGGGATTCTTAGACCAATGGATGACGATGGACACGCCCTTGACAGCGGTGGTTGTATTTTGTAGACCACCTACAGCTAACACACCTCGATTGCTCGTTAGATTACGCACACAGACCGTTTTATCATTGGATGTATCGTAAGTACCTATCTTCCAGACATCCGCTGAGACCCGCGTTTTCAGCCAGTCCTTGACGTCTTTTAAAGTCATCATGTGATAAGCCCTCCGCTTTCTTGCTGCAGAAACTTACAGTAAGTATTAACGACCAACTGTCTCCCCTCGCCATCCAGGTAGTAGTCCATCCAGTGATCCTGGGCGTTCGGATTTTTAGTACGCTGAAATGTAGCGTCATCTAAGTTAAAGTACCATCGGCGCGCATATGGTGTGTCAAATACAATGCTTGATACTAGCTCAGTATCAATATGACCATCATCCACAAAGCCGCTACGTTCTAGCTCTCCAATGTCTTTGGGCACTACACCTCTATCGACAATATCGAAGAGCATCGCATGCGCTGTGAGCACGAGGGCTCGTATCCTTGCTTTGTCAAGTTGTGTCATTGCTTCCCTGTTGATTTTGACCTTTATACTCTTAACTCTCATAATAGATCAATCTCTATGCTGTAGATAACACCGAGCAGCCTTGGCTTTCGGACAGCGTATATCTGTTTTCGTTCCGTGCCGATCTGTACAAAGCCCTGGAAAGCTGTCTTGCCCTCCAAGGCCTGAACATCGCCGTGTATGATAAGCATACCGCTGAGAGATATCTGCTTGCTGTCCTTGCCGTACACAATCTTTGACTTTTCGTCGTAAATCGCCAGACCATCATAAATAATTGTCTCAATGGGCCCCTGGTCTTCTGTTTCCTGCTCCTGATATACGGTGATACGTGTCGTAGCTTCGTGTGAAGGAAACGGGAAGGGGCACGCAATTACAACACCAGACATCTGAGTCCTGTATCCTCAAGGAGATTGATTATCTCCTGTGTAGTGCTGATACCGCCATAAGTCACATTTGCCAACTCGACCTTTGTGCTCCCTGCGCTATAGCCTTTTAGCGGGCTATTGATATACGATCCATACTGTTTAATGTAATCGGCCTGCAAGCAGACAGCACGACTTATGAGCTCTTGCTGATAGGGTGAGAGATTATCATATCCTTTACCCTTAATGCGGCCAAAACAAAGATGGTCGATGCTGTACTCCGCATCCTTTAGAGCCTTGGGTAGCTCGTCTTGTGATATGAGTGTACCGCCGTATTCGGCAGTGTAGTATTCGGGTGTAACATACATGCTATTTCCCAGCTTCCTTTTGTTCCTTTTCGTATTCCTTGATTCTTTTCTTTAACTGCTGATTTTCTTTCTCCAAAGCAGCATATTTATTGTACTCAATTTTCTTTTTCGGAGAATATTCCAGCAATTTTCCATCATCACCATAGATATCGAATCCTTCTTCGAGGTAAGCATGCTTCTGCTCTTCGGCAATGGTGTACTCTTTATTGTCTTTTAAAGCTTTCATACTTATCCCTCCGCTTCTGCATTGATGATACATCCTTGTTTGAGTAAGTCATCTAACAAGGCAAACGTACCATTAAAACGGCGATTCTGGTACAGATATTTATCTGCACAACGGCTATCGTGTCCTGGTGTAAACGCCTTAATGTAGGAATATTTAACACGTGATACCTGTGCCTCAGGATCAATCATAATGTAATTGATCTGCTTTCCGGCAGACGCTACCTGGAACCCCTCAGTAAAGTCAAAGGCAGTCTTTAATCGGCTTGCTGGCACTGTCTTGATAACATTAACATCGTCTAGCGAGCGTACACGACGATCAATATTCTTTGTGCCACCAGACACCTCCAAAGTGCGCTGAATCCCTTCGGCATTCTTTAACTTTGTTTTAAACGCTGGAGTGCAATACATGATGACTCTTTCCAAAGGAACCCCTGTTTCTTCCATGATTTCAATGTTAGAGTCAAAATCACTCAAAATGTTTGCTGTAGTCAAAACATCTGTTTTAATATTTGCATTACAACGTTTCGCCTCTGTATACAACTTAGAGAACGTGTAGCAATCCAGTTCGGGAATAGCCTGCGTCTTCTCAAAACGCGATTGAATGTTTGCCAAGGAAACAATCTGATTTGTTTCGTCAACATCCATTGGGTCAATCGCGAATTCGATATCGCGGTCATGGTCCAGTGTCTTTGTTTCAAAGTCGTTACCATAAGAACCTGTGTTAAACGATAACGTCTTACGATTGTGGTCTTTATAACCAGACACTGTGATTTTTGGTAACCGGATATCTTTTGTGTTGATAATCTGAATGTCCTGATTTGTATTATACAACTCATTAGACATTAGTAAGTGCCCGTACATTTCAATGATACGTGGCCAAAACTGTGTTACATAATTTAATTCTGCCATTTATATAGCCCTCCTATTTTTTCTTTACTCCGAAAATGCTGTCAAGTTGATCATCAACACCATTTCCTCCTGCTCCCTGACTTCCTCCACCAATTTGCTGAAATCCTCCTGCCTGTGTGGTAGACTTGAAATCAGGAAAAGCCTTTAATACTGTTTCGACAGCCGCCTTGATGTTATCATCATTTAGCGTTCCATCTTCTTTTGTTGCTTTAGAACGATCGACCAGTTTGTTAAGGAATGGCACCTTATCTGCCTGCACTCCAAGATTAGCAGACAATTCAGCAATCTTAGAATCTATCTGCGCATCAAGAATCTGCGCTTTCAGTTTTTCGTTTTCTTGCTGCATATTCTGAATGCGCTGTTCCTCTTCCTGTTGCTTCGTTACCTGTGCCTGCTTATATTGGTTCATTGCTTCACTGGCCTGTTCTGGCGTCAAACCTTGCTGTTTAAAATAGCCCTGTAGCACTTTATCCTCTGTTCATGCTGAACGCTTTGACACAACCTCAGCTAGTTTATCATAATCAATTTGTGACGTTGTTGTCGTCTGTGCTCCTGTCTGCGCACCAGCAGTTGATCCGGTCCCTCCGTCATCGCCGAACAGCTGAATATTTAAAGGGTAACGTAAATACTTTTTCATTTTTTCCTCCTGTTTATTCGGGTGTACTCCCCTATCCTTTCGGACATGCACCTTTTAAAGCCTTGTCATGGTTGGGCATAATAAAAGACAGATTATTTACGTCCGCCTTTTCCTTTCTTTTTACAGGCCATATCATCACCATCCTTTCATTTGCAAAAATACGGAAACTCCGCTGCGGTGGGTCTTTCACATGCTTCACCTCATTTTCTGTCTTCCCACAAAAAAATGCAGACACTTTTTATTTTTAACGTCCTGCATTGTAATTTAAAATCGTAGTAAATATCACTGACACTTTATGCAAAGTAATGATCATACCTCACTTTTGCCAGATTTTTTAATTTTCTTGTGATAGTGTGCTTGCATGCGATATAATTTATCACTTTCATCGTCATGTGTTTTATAGTACTCGTCAATCTTGTAATCAAGTTCCTGCATAATCTTTCGTTGACTCCTGTTTGCCTTTTTCACAATGTACCTCCACTAAAAAAGCATCCAATTTATGGGTGCTCGTCTGCTAATTCTCTTATTCTTTTTAAATACTCTTGCTCCATGACTCTTAGAGGATGATATAAATCTCCATTAGGCCACTTCTGCTTTTCTTTTTCAGGGATACTGTCGTAAAACTCATCAGTTTTACGCTGTAATTCATCCCAAAGCTCTTGCTGCTTTTTATTCAATTTTTGTCTTTGCATATCTAACATATCCCTCCCTATCCAACAACTCAAAGGCTAAATCTCCAAAATCAACAAATTCAGCGAATATATCCACGTCCATGCTTGCTCTTAGTTTTATATCCCGGTATGATACCTTACTGAGGTCTTTTAGCACCTCTACTTCATAACGCATATTGCCATAAGTGGCTCTCAACCGCTTTATCTCTGTTCCGAAATTCTGCAGAAATGCAAAATCATCCTCCTGAAAGCTATTGCTTGGCTCTTCGGTGATAATGGGATGATTATGCAATAACGTTGCGTTTTTCAGTATTGCATCTTCAAAGGCTACAGCTACCTCCTTACCTACATATTTTAAGACTTTGCCATCCTCTTGGATGACATAAGCATTTTCAACCGGCAAATCCTTTATTTCATTTTCGTACTTTTCGATGTACTTGTCAATCTCTGATGGAGTAATGGTTTCCACGTATTCACCTTTAGACTTACCAGCTGCGCCCCCATTGCCGCTACCAAGCTTCGGAGCAATACCATAAATTTTTTCTTTCCGCTGATTACGTTTAAATTCAGGATGCGCCTCCAGAAAGTCCCTGAGATTTTTCTGGGCTTGTCTTAGATTAGCCCTCGCCTCTTTTCGGTCTCCATCCTCCACGATTCCAGCAAGTATCCTCTTACGCTTCCTAATTTCACGCTCCAGTTTGTGCTGCCTCTGCTCATTGTTGTAATTCTCCAGCGCCTTTTTTGGGTCTTGCAGTTTTGGCAGCCTTGTCACACCCTCAAAGTACGTCGCAAGCGTGTGCCTGCAATTAGGATGTAGCAACCCAGCTTTGATAGCATCGGACAGCAACTTATATTTATCTTTGTATTTCGCAATATAATCCTCACTAGGATGGCTAAAGACGTCATCAATGAGTATTTGCCCCTGCCAAGGTAAACACAGTTTACAGGAGTTTGCGTGCGTTGATACAAAGACTAGGTGCACACCTAACTCGTCGCGTTTACTACCCTCACCGAGTAGAGTTGCTCTATGGCTTGCTGTACGCAGTGCCATTTCTGCATAATCAGCGATATTGACATAGCGTATGATTTCACCGGCTTTATCTTTATATGCTATACAGTTGATGCCCTTAGCAAGAAAATCCTCTGTAGCCTTGTCGATTGCCTTACCGAGTGATATCGCTCCACTGGACAATTGAAACTCAGTCTTAAAGATTGTCTGCCGATACACATCATCCATTTTACGATAGACAGCTTTCTGTGCGTCGTCAAAATCGTTTTTTGTTGATTTGATAAGTGCATCGAGCTTTTTCTTATTCACACCGAAAAACTGCGTTTCTTGTGGCGGCGCTTCACCGTGAAGTCCTGTATTGACTCCATCCTGTGGCAATTTGATATCAGCTCTACGCACGCCAACGCTAAAGTGATCGCGCAGGACCTGCTCGATTGCCTGTGTGATACGCTTTCGAAACCTGTATATGACGCTGGTCGTCTCCTTGCGGTACTCCTGCAGGTTGCGCAGCTTAGCCTTTTGCCACATTTCCCAATTAAAGCCTTTCGCTCGCTCCTCCATTTTATGGTTTATAAAATTCCTACGTAGTGAAGCCATAAGTTCTAGCTCCATTTCGGAAAATAAGTCTCTTAATGCGTATGGGTCTTTCTCTTTCTTAGCCATCACTCACCCTCATAATCTTCTGGTGTAGGTGTTGTTCCACCTAAATCATCAAATTCTGATATAACGGGTTCCTGTGTTTCCATGACGCCATTTTCGATACGTAGCCGTTTTATTTCTTCTGCCTTCCATTCGTCATCCTTGCTATCACCATACATTTCATCGATCGACGCCTCAACTGACATGATAACTTTGCCTGGCCTTGCTTTAGCAACGGTTTCCACTGTTGCCTCAAATGATGGACTTGCGTATTCCCCGAAATTAACTGTAACATCGACATCGTTTCCACTCGCATTTTTTGTGTAAGTATCGAAAGCCTTGATAACGCAGTTTATCACTTCAGGAAGTGTTTTTTGTATCGCCTCAATAACAATATTTCTTGTATACAGCGTGGTTTTCTCTTTTTCTCTCTGTGCTTCTGCATTATCCATCTTTTTTGTATCGATTCCTAATGTGGATGGCGATATAACCCCCTGCAAACAGAGGTCTAAGAAAGAAATATAAGATTGTAGATAATTTTCGGAAGGGATAACAGGCTGTGTGACATTGATTTGATTTTCACCTTTTTCCTTCATGTTTCCTTCAATCATTAGAAATCTATCATCATACTGATTGAATTGCAGCATCTGTCCAGTTTCTGGATCACGTGGGATAAGTGCTTCTGGAATATATTGTTTTGTCCTGGCAGCTCTTACAGCATCTACCCATTGACTGATAATTTCATCCAATCCATCAAAGGAAGACGTTTTTTTATCGAAAATACTTTCCCCACGATTATCCCACTTTGTACTGTCTTTAATCTTAAATGGTACCGCCATCGCAAATTGGCCGTATACTTCATTCTCACCTTTTTCATCAGGCAATTTATATCCAGCAAAGGAAACATCGATAATATTGGCGGTCTGAGGAATTGTTGACAACGGTAACGGGTCATTCATGCCCCATTCTGTTAAAACGTTTTTAATATATCCCTTACCATAATGCTCATAATGAACATATCGTTTGTGTAAATGTTTATATTCCGTTTTGAATACACATTCGACAAAGCGCCCACGTTCATAGACGATTTCCACCTTGTCACCAGGTATAAACTCTATAATTGGATATTGTGTCAGTTTCTTATCAAACGATATTTTAAAAGCGCCATCCCCAATGAACAGCGCTTCTTTGATTGCTTTACGTAATACCTCATTGAAATTGTTATCTTTGCTGATATCATCCCATTCCGTTTGCCGCGTCTCAACCTCAATGCCGTTAAGGTCTCGTATTACGATATCAGTAAGGACCTGCACCATCAATGACGGCAGTCCGGAATGAATCTTACGTATTTTGATGCGGGGGCTTGCTGCCCAGAAGTATGAATTATCACGCTCCAGCTGTTTATAAAATTCATCCAGTTCCTCTGGATCACCTCGCATCCAAATTCGATTTTTAATTGCATTTGATTCAAAATTGAATGTTTCATTCAGATGATATATGTTCTTCTGAGCCGGCGTTATCTCCAACCATGCTTTTATTACATTTTTTGCTTTATTAAAAATTTTCATTGCTTGCCTCCTTCCTATGGATTAGTTGAATTGATATACTGCACAAATGGCAGCCATCCATACTGACTGGCATTGATCGTATGGTCGTTTCTGTCTTCCGGTTCATACTTATCATCCTGCCAGCTGTATACCTCTAGCTCCCTTATGTGGTTTGTACAATGCTCAACCACCAAGTAATCGCCAAAATATATCCATCCTTGTTGCATATGAATGCGATCTATAATGGTTGTTTCCTTCCACGCATCATTAAATGTATAGATACAAGGATGCGAACGTTTATATTTGTATAGTTCTGTAAGCGTAGCCTGATCTGCACAGTCAACAAATACATTTTTTGCAAATCCCCATTCCTTCCTGTTCCTTTCCAGAAAATCTATAAGTCTTTTAACAACATCGCTAGGTGCAAGTGGTGTATTAAGATCAGCATTGTTGTATACTTCCTCATTCAGTATGATGACCTTCCCACACATCGTGATGCCGATAAACAACAGAGCAATCGTATCAGGGCTATTTGCTGAATATGATGTATCGACACCAACAGTAAAATACCGATACATATATTTCTTTGCATCAGCTTTTGATATGACATTCTTACTTCTGTTGAAATTCGGAAATACAATCCCTGTTGCACGCCCACGTAGTCCAAGAATCTTGTTCTTATACATTTTGGTTCCTGGGGCCACGGCTTTTTTCTTACGTTCTATAGCTTCTTGTGAAAGCGCTGCGTTGTCATTGAAATTAAAATACCAGTGTATCCATCCTTTTTCTGCAGGCTGATTCAGCATATCCAACAATTCCTCTGGATAATCTTTGCGATATCGTTTTAATGGCCGTGAACGATTGAGAAACTCATCATATACAGGGAGCGATGGATCATCCGGATTGGATGTGGTCATCATGTATTCACAGCGATGTGATATCTCTCGCAGAAACTCCATATCAGCGATGTTTACCTCATCAATATACACGCACCCTACTTGACCACCAAGAACCTTCTGCCAGCGCTTTTTGTTATCATATCCGCAGATATATACTATCTTTGTGCCTTTATTCGTTTTGTACTCAATATGAGGCAGGCGTATCTTACCACGCCCTGATGGGTGATAATCTGCTACGTTTACAAACTGATCAAGGAGCATTCGTTCACCATTGATAACGTTTTTTTCCACTGTCCCAAGGTCAGCTCCAGCGATAACGTGAAATCTTATATCTGATGCTGCAACCTTGCATATAAATTTGAATATTCCCACTGTAGTTTTTCCGCATGCAGTTACTCCTTCCAGGAATTCCCGTTCTGTATCAACACACAGGAAATCCTTAAACTTAGGAGATAGCAGTAACATAGGTTGCGTCATGTTTCATCATCACCTAGCGGTTTCATTTGCTCCACTATGCCTGTAATAGCATCCATAGCATCCTGTGCTGTTTCATTTGTGCTTGTATCATTATCAGCTTTTAACTTATCCGTCTGAGCTCTTAATTGCTCCAGTTGCGCTTTCTGTAGGTCTGTGGCTTCGCTGTAATGCTTATCCAGCCATTTCAATGCAAATTCTTTGCTAATAAGTTTGATAGAGCAACCATCTTTGCCTTGTTTTACCTCTTGGATAAGTGTCCCATCCACTTCTGAGCTGTCAAGGAAATCAACATAGTTGCATTCTAAGCCTGTTTTCTTATCTTTACGTCTGCCGAAAGAAAGGAAGTCTGTTGCATCAGAATAAGCAATATCCATCATTTTCTGAAAGAAATCTTCTGCCGTGTACATGGCCTGCTTTATCTTGGCGTCCTTGATACGCTGTATCTCTTCTTTTATCCGAACATTTCCTAACAATCTCGGTCCTGCCGTTAGTGCTGTAAAGTAATCACATTTATAAGCCCGTTGATATGCCTTTGTAGCGTTGAACCATCTTACATAATACAAACAAAAAAGGCGCTGTTTCTCTGTCAGCTCCTCATTGTTCAATGTTTCTATTTCTTCTGGTAACAGTTCTGTTTTAGGTGGTGCATTACTGTCAACTTTAGGGGTGCATTTTGTGTGCACACTTTTTTTCTTAGGTTGCACACCTTTTTCGATATCCACCCACTGCCTTCGTTTCCATGATTTTACAGTGTTTAGTGATACATTGTACTTGTCAGCTATGTCTTTATACTTCATGCCTTTTTTGTAATCTTTGTACGCATCACTAGCTTTATTGTCCTTTTCCAATATATCACCTACCTCTCATTCTTTTTATCTATATTTATCGCTAATACTGCATATAGTAGCTATCTCATTGCGTCTACGTGTGTTTTCCCTATCTAAGGCCTTACGCTCTGCCTTGTACCATTCGCACGCTCCGTGGCATCCTGGGTGGCGCTTAGGGCAGTCTTTACATACTGTGATCATACAAATCCTCCGGAGTAACACAGAAAATCAATAACAATATCCACCATAAAGAGTAGTTGATACACATATACAACGTCAATGTAACAAGATAAGCGTTGAATAATAAGCATCCTATGCTGATTAGCACATCGCATATGTATTTGTATTTCATTCTTTTAACACCGTCCTTTATGGTAAAAGAAAAGAGCCTTGTAGCTCTTTACTTAATCATACGCGTTTTGAACATACATTTAGGACAATAATATAAATCACCTGCAAGTGCATAATGTATAAGTTTCTTTTCATTATCCCAACAGTGCATGCAGCATGGCCCATCTTCCTTTCCATTATGCAGTTTTCTATAATAGCTTTCTCCTCTTAGAATCACATCTTTCTCCTCATTTATCTTTCTTTCTAGTTCTCGTATTTTGTCTTTCAACTCAATATTTTCTTCCATAAGACTTACCGCTGCCATATAAGAATCAAGAACTTTTCGATACAAATCAGCATTATCTGATTGTTGAGCCACTACCACCGCATCTTTGATAGTCGCTTTAACCGTATCATACACACCCATTTTCTTTACCATCCTTTTTACTTGTATTTTACTACATAAACGATGATAAATAAAGCTTACATAATTCATTTCGTACAGCTCCTTTCTGGGTTAAAGAAAAGTGCATTCTATTTGCACTTTTGTTATTTGAACATCCCTCAAACGCA